GTTTACCTTACGTCGTTTATAGACATACGTAATTAGTAGTGTCACAGTGGGAGGCCTTTATTTACAGGGTATTCAGAGACATTACGTTATATGACACTACTTTTGACTGAAAAAAAAAAATGAAAAATGAAAAAACTAGAAGTGTGCCTTATTTGGAAATTTGGGATAGGTGTAATGGGTTGGATTGAACGGCTGGAAAAGGGAGATGAACGGTGAGTAAGTCGAGAGATGAAGAGATTCGGTTGCCAGGGATCACGCCTCGGGACTGGGGATTGGGTAGGAGGGCGACTTCTGGGAGGGCAAAGTACCCTTTCAAGAAGATGCTTGTGGGGGATTTTTTTGTTGTTTACTCAGTGATCGAGGCCCGAGGGGTGCGGTCAGCCCTACAGTCGTTTTATAGTCGTCACGCAGGAAAGAAGTTTTGGGTACGGCAACGTGAAGATGGAGAGTGGGTATGCAGAAGGATCATGTAGAAGATGGGGTTGATTCGGGGGTTGGTGTTTCTGGGGTTGGTGTTTCTGGGGTTGGGGATGTTGCGCCTCCGTTAGGGATTGCGAAGCAGCAGCCCTTGCTTGACCAGATTCCCGCGATGCGGCCCGAAGTTGTTGAATCACGGATCACGACGCCCATGCCCAAGAAGATTAAAAAGAAGGTCTTGAGCAAGCAGGAGTGGACCTTTGTGCGGGAGTTTGTGACCGGCGATGGTGAAGTGACGCTGAAAGAGGCGGCACGACGTGCGGGGTACAAAGAGACCAACCTTGAGTATTGGGGCAGGAGACTGACTGATCCACACAAGTCGCCCCACATTGTGGCCGCGATCCAAGAGTTGCGAACGGAACTGGCAACCAAGCACGGGACTACGTTTGAGCGGCATATGCGTGACATGCAACGGATCAGGGATCAAGCCCTGGCAGCGGGAGCGTACTCAGCGGCAGTGGCTGCTGAGTACCGGCGAGGGCAGGCCCTTGGGACGATCTATGTGGAGCGCAAGGAGATTCGGGTTGGCACGATCGACTCGATGAGCAAGGAAGAAGTTTTGAAGAAGCTTCAGGAGCTCCATACCCTGTATGGGGAGCGTGATCGTGAGAAAACAATCGAGGCCCAAGCAACGTGGATCGAGGAGATGAATGGTGCAGAGAAAGTTAGAAAAGGACTTATACAAAGGACTTCGCATACACCTATCCCCGGAGTCCTCCGTAGGCTGGCTAAGGATCGAAGCCAAGCAGCCGTTGGGGATGCCAGACCTGTTGATCATGGAGCGGGGGAAGATAGTCCTGGTTGAACTGAAGGTTGTACGGGAAGGGGCGAAGGTTGCGTTGTCGCCCCATCAAGTGGCTTTTGCGGATCGCGCGGCTCGGTTTGGGATTCCTGTTTACTTGCTGGTCCAGCATTGGCCCAAGGAGGTCTTTAGGGCTGGAGATAGCACTGTTTTTGCCTACAAGGCAGCGCAGTTAGTTGAAGTCGCTAAGAGAGGGATTACGGTCAAGGCCTGGATGCACTGGACGTTGAAGGAAGCTAAGGGGTTGCATGAGTTCCTGAAAAGTGTATGATTAAACCTTCGCTAATCAGAAAGGAGAAAGAGCGATGAAAAAATTAACGTGTTTTCAACGTGGAGATGGCGCACATTGTGGCTTGTCCGACTGGTATCCAGAGAATGAAAAAGCCCTTGAAGAAGTGCTCAAGGGGCATGTTTCGTTTGACACGGGTTGGTATTCCAGTAAGAAGGAGATCGCATCTGCCCGCATCTGGTCAGAGGACGGCATCAAGATCAAGATCGAAGTATCGGTTTCTGATGACTTTGACACTCTCGGCGGAGGTTACGCGAGCACCAATGAATGGACGATTGATGCTATCCAAAATTGCATCAGCAACGCATGGGACAAGGCGGAGTCAGACAGGGGTGAGAATCAGGAATACGAGGGTTTTCGGGTTGGGCGCGCGGGTCGTTGGGAGGAAACATTTCTCGTCAGCATTGGTTGGGGAGAAAACTTGTCACCTCCGGGCGATAACTACCATTGGTGGGGCTGGCAATATGATGGGGCTGACGATACCGTAGGACTGCCTCATCCCGATCTCCCGGTTGAGACCGTGCAGGCCTTTGAAAAATGGGCGCATGATTGGGCCTTTGGTAGGACTGAGGAAGCATCTCTCACCATTGGGGAATGGACAATTACCCCATGGCGGGAAAATCGCCCACAACCCGAAGATCCAAACGACTATGCAGGCATGGGCTGGATTGGAGGGGATGGACGGCCATGAAAACTGAGAAAAAACAAAAGACACGCGAAGAGTATTTACGCCAGGAGCGCATAGCGGTAGGACGCATTTGTGGGTGCGGTGCATGCTTGTGTTGTAATGAGCTTAAGGCTAACCGAGCAAAGGATTGGACCGGCGCGCCGCTTGCCTATCGAATCCCAGGCATGGGGCGTTTTTCATCATGAGCAAATGGGACTTAGTTAAGCAATTGCTTAAAAACTTTGCCATCATGAGCATATTGCGAGCCTTAGCCGGGGACCGAAAACGGCGATGAAACCCCGAAAATTGCCCCCGGTAGATTTTGAGCAATAGCGGTAAAGCAAAACCAACAAGGCCCCGGCTAATCCCCGGGGTTTTTTATTGCTTGCATGGTCCCGTGAAAAGTGTATACTTATGAGACTGAAAAACTTTTCAGCAATTCAGAAAGTTAGAAAGGGATCCGACCGTGTTAAAAACCGTAGCAAAATCAAGCAATGGCAAAACCGGACCGATCGCCGTAACCTACCGAGCCGGGGAACACGAAACTTTTGCAACATGCCCAAAAACTTGCGCGCTCAATCCGAAAGCCGAGCACGGGGGTGATTTGATTGATGTTGAATATATGGAAGCCGTAAAGCATGCCGTCCCCGATAACGGCATTGCTTGGCTTTACTCCCATTTTCCCGCCGAAAGCTTGCCACGATGGGAGCCCGGACAATCGGTTTTTAATGCATCATGCGATTCTATTGCTGAAGCAAAGCATGCCGTGAGCCTAGGCGTCCCGGCAGTTTTTGCGGCTCCCGTTGATACGGCTGAGCAATGGCCTTTGAACGTTGATGGGACGCGTTTCGTCCGCTGTCCGGCTGAATTGTCCGACAATTTTACTTGCAACGATTGCGGCAATGGCATGCCCTTATGCGCCCGTCCCGATCGGGATTATGTAATCGTTTTTGTGGCTCACGGTACGGGTAAGGCCAAAGTAGGCTCGGACGATGGGGGCGGGTGTTATGCCGCTAACGGCCATGTTGCGATTCAATGGCATGCGACAAGAAAAACTGGCAAGCCGGACGATGCAAAGGCCATTGTGGCCTTTGCTAAGCAATTGCCCCCGGGCTCAAAACTGCGCCATCATATTGCCGGGGACCTAGGGCTTGCAAGATAAAAAAATTTCAGGCTATAATTGTTTCAAGCCGAGCCGATGGGGCTCGGTCCAAACCAGAAAGGGATACTGAAATGGCTCATATGATCGATGTATCAACGGGACGCGCGGCAATTGCTTTTGTAGGCCAAACACCATGGCACGGCTTAGGGCATGCTTTAACCCCGGGGGCGAGCATTGAAACGTGGACGCAACAAGCCGGGCTCGGTTATACCGTGCTTGAGTCAGCCGTGGAATACGTAACCCCGGCAGTTACGGGCCACCAAGTTTGGGCGGACCGTAAAGTTTTGCACCGTAGCGACAACGGGGCCCCGTTAGCCGTTGTCAGCAAAAGTTATAACGTGGTACAGCCGGGGGAAATTATGGAATTTTTCCGGACGCTAACAGATATCGGGGGTTTTGAGCTTGAAACTGCCGGGGCGTTATCGGACGGGAAAAGGGTTTGGGCATTGGCCCGGGTATCCGATGGGGCTCCCGTGATTGATGGGGACCTAGTAAGGCCCTATTTATTGCTTGGCACGTCCTACGATGGGACGATGGCGACCGTTGCAAAATTTACTGCTATCCGCGTGGTATGCAATAACACCATTACAGCGGCAGTGGGCGGATATGCCGGGGGACGCGTTATCAAGGGTGAAACTGAAACTGACAAGGGCTACTTAAAATCAGCCGTTCGAGTTTTGCATTCAGAAAAGTTTGATCCGCAAGCCGTCCGGCTTCAGCTCGGTATCGTTGCGGGAGCATGGGAAAAGTTTTTAATAGACTCCCGCATGCTTGCAACGGTCCCAATGGGAGCATTGGAAGCCGATCAATTTGTCCGGCAATTGCTCGAGCCGTACCAGACAAGCAAAAAGCCGATCGACGAAACAAAAGGCTATCGGGAAATCATGCGGCTTTTCAATGGCTCGGCTATTGGCTCAGATATCCCCGGGGTAACCGGCACCCGATGGGGAATGCTGAATGCTGTTACTGAAATGGTGGACCATAGCCGGGGACGTTCAAACAATACCCGCATTGAATCCGCATGGTTTGGCACGGGGGGAGCATTGAAGGCCCGAGCCGTTGAAATGCTCACGGCTGATTTCGCGTCCGAGCCTGAGCCCGTCCCGGCTTAATAGGTCCGAGCCTGAGCCCGAGCCCCGGCAATGCCGGGGTTTTTTATTGCTTGCATGATTTTGCAATTTCAAACTAAAATTGTTTCACCCGAGCAATATCGGCTCGGACTAATAGAAAGGGATACTGCAATGGGTAATCGAGCCGTTTTAACTTTCACTCCCGAGGGCATGCCCGGGGTTGGTGTTTACGTGCATTGGAATGGGGGCCCCGCTAGCGTCCGGGCCTTTGTTGATACGTGCAAGGCCCGGGGTTATCGGTCCCCCGCATACGATCCCGCCTACGCCATGGCTGGCCTTGTTTCGGTTATCCGAGAATTTTTCGGGAATGACTCGGGGGGCCTAGGCGTAGGCGTGGACCTAGTCTCAAACTTAGACTGCGACAATTATGATAATGGGGTTTACCAAATTGGCGAGCAATGGGAAATCGTCGCAACATGGGGCAAGGGCTCCAAAGGCCTTAAAACTGTTAATGCCCCATTAAATGGATATGCCCTCAATCAATATCAGGCAATTATCGACCAGTTAAGCTTTACGGGAGCCGTGAGCCAATAGGCCCCCGGTTTAATCCCACCATAGGCCCCGGCATTGTCCGGGGTTTTTTGTTGTATTTTATGCATCCCCTATTAATAAGTAAGTGAGCGCTCACTAACTTAGTGAAAACCCCATTATCGGGTTTTTCAAAACTTGGCCCGTGGTCTTCGGGCCTTGTAACCCGTCTCCGTCCCCGTTATCCGCCCCCGTTACCCGGGCTCCCCGGGCCCCGGGCCATGGCCCCGGCTCCCGTCCCGTTGGCCCCGGGCCCCGGGCCTTGTTTCACGTGAAACGGTCCCCGGCTCCCGGGCCACGGCTCGGCTCGCATGGTCCCCGGGCCCCGCCCCTGGGGGCGAGTCCCGGTATCGATTCTAGATCGTAGAGCGCTCTAGGTTCTAGAATCTAGGCCAAACGGCCCGACGTTGCAGCGGACGCCGACCTTGGCCCGGTTTCGCAAAAACAATCAGGCCTCGAAACAAAATTCAGATAAGCGTATACTTTTCACTTCCAGGAAACCCACCCCCTTGTTTCTAAAACCGATTTCCCTAAAAATTTTTTGCAAATTCCAAAACCTATGGCCCTTCCCCCGGACATCGAAGCAGAACGCCTGAAGCTTGAGCTACGGCTCAGGATCCTTGAGTCGCGAGACATGGCCAAGTCTTCGTTCATCGAGTTCGCCCGATACGTCTGGCCCGAGGCCATTTTCAGTGCGCATCATGAAAAGATGGCAAGCGCGTTTGACCGTCTTGTCAAAGGCGAGCTCAAGCGCTTGATTATCAACATGCCGCCTAGGCATACCAAGAGCGAGTTCGCGAGTTACCTTTTGCCTGCCTACGCCATGGGCCATGAGCCTCGGTCCAAGATCATTCAAGCCACACACAATGGCGAGTTAGCGGTACGTTTTGGCAGAAAAGTCCGCAACCTCATGGACCAAGATAGTTATAAAGAATTGTTTCCTGAAGTGAGTTTGAAGGCGGACTCCAAGGCTGCTGGCCGGTGGGACACGAATGGTGGTGGTGAGTACTACGCAGTCGGTGTGGGTGGTGCGATGACAGGTCGCGGTGCGGATATTTTGATTATTGACGATCCGCACTCGGAGCAAGACGCTTTGTCGGAGTTGTCTCTTGACAATGCCTGGGAGTGGTACACGTCGGGTCCGAGGTCGCGATTGCAGCCCGGAGGGGCGGTTGTGGTGGTGATGACCCGTTGGGGGATGAAGGATCTGACGGCAAGGTTGATCAAGGCCCAGGCTGAGCCTAAGTCGGATCAGTGGGAAGTGATTGAATTTCCTGCGATATTGAATGAGAACACCGAGAACGAAAAGCCCCTTTGGCCGAGCTACTGGAGCCTTGATGAGTTACAAAAGGTCAGGGCAACGTTGTCGGTGCAGAAGTGGCAGTCGATGTATCAGCAGCAGCCCACCAACGATGAGGGGGCAATTCTCAAACGCGAATGGTGGATGGTCTGGGAACATGAATACACCCCACAGGTTGAGTACATTATCCAGAGTTATGACACAGCTTATAGCAAGAAGGAGACAGCAGACTTTTCTGCCATCACGACCTGGGGCGTCTTTAGGCCCAGTGCGGACGACGGACCGGCCATCATCCTTCTTGATGTTAAAAAAGGGCGCTGGGATTTCCCAGAGTTAAAGCGTGTTGCCAAGGCGCAGTACGATCATTGGCGACCGGATAATGTCTTGATCGAGGGCAAAGCAACGGGGATTACGTTGCAGCAGGAGCTTCGGCGGGTGGGGATTCCTGTGACGATGTACAACCCAGGCGGCAGGAAGGCGGGGCAAGATAAGATATCCAGGGCTAATTCGGTCGCCCCTGTGTTTGAGGCGGGGATGGTCTGGGCACCGGAGACCAAGTGGGCAGAGGAGTTGATTGAGGAGTGCGCAGCCTTCCCCAAGGGCGATTCGGACGATTTGGTGGACAGTACGGTGCAGGCGATCATGCGATTTCGTGCGGGGAACTTCGTGGCCTTGGATGATGATGAGGCCGATGAACCTGCTCAGCAGCTTGAGTTTGAATATTACTAGGGCGATAATCCGTTTATTCTTTAACCCTGGCCAGGGGAAGTTATGAATTCAAGACAGATGCTTGCGCGTTTTGCCAGTGGCGGCGACGTTTCCGAGGGAATGAAATATGCCACGGGAGAAGGTGGCATCGGTGCGGCGCAGTATTACGCCAATATTAGAAAATTTGTGAATGAGAAAGGCTCGGAGCTTGATGCAAGTCAAATGAGAGCTGAGATGGATAAATATGGTGTTTCTGACAGGGATGTCCGAGACGCGTTGGCTGGGACGCAGTACTCAGCAGGGGCTGTTCATGCTTTGTTGAACAAGGACATTGGTGCAGAAAACGCTCCTGGGCGGGGAGTAGGTGGCCTTCAAGGCATGTCTGCGAATATTAAGGCGTATGTGGATAGTCTTGCAGCGCAGGCTAAAAGTGGGGACCTTTCACAAAAGCAGGTCACGGATATATTGGCAGCACAGCTGGGCACGTATGATCCAAAAGCTGGGGTAGGCGGGTTTAATGAGTTGGACTTGCAGCGGGCAACAGGAAAAACCTCAGCAGAGCTTTTGAAGGATATGTTTCCTTCTCGGTTTACGCCGCCTCCGATACCTTCAGTGCCTGAGCCCATAGCAATGCCTCCCATTACGGAACGACCCGTGGAACCTATTAAGGTGCCACCGATTGATATGGCGTTTCGAGGGAGTGAACAAAGGACCTGGGATCCTGTTTCACGGTCCTTTACTTATACGCCAGCGGCTTCGTTGCAACCTGCAACAGGAAGTGGTTTAGATTTTGTACCTCCCGTTGTGACATCACGACCCAGAGGCCTGCTTAATGTGAGGTCTAATGACATTGATCCTTCTACAGGTAAGCCGCTTTATCAAGAGGGGTACGACGCTTCGACAAGCACTTATACGCCTGCGGTATCGGCTAGCACGATGAATGCAGAGGCAAGAAGGGTGTTGTTGTCCGCCCTTTCTGCGGGATTGGCTGGTAAGAATATTGGAACAGTGGACTACTACAGGCTCTTGAATCAGGCAAGGGCGGGGGCCTTTGGCAATCCAAGAGATCCTGGATTTGTGCAACGCATTTCGATTGAAGCCGATAAGCTCAAGCCGATAACGACCTACACCTCATCACCCACTACCCCTGGTGCTTCTTCTACGTCGGGGCCTCCTGGGTTAGCCGTCTCAGGAGTAGGAGGCACCCCGCCACCGGGAACAACGTTGCCTTCGGATATAGAACCTCCCAAGCTTCCTGGGACACTGTTTTCGCAAGGAGGACCCGTCCTAAAAAAGTCTGACGGCGGTGATGTTTCACGTGGAACATTGCCGCCTGTTCGATTGGCTGAAGGTTCGCCTAATCCTGAAGATGTTTCACGTGAAACATCCAAGGCTCCAGAGGTCACGGGCATGAACCGTGTGGTGGATTTCATTGCTCAGAAGCTCAACCCCGAATGGTTTCCAACGTCAGGGCGAACCCTTTTGGAAACGGCGCAAGGTGTGAAAACACCGATTACTGAGAAGAACTTTAAGCCTGAAGAGTTGGACGCTATCCGTCAGCTTATTGCACTTAAGGGATCGGATAAGGGATCGATTACCTACGGGGACTATGTTGCCTTAGCTCAAAAGCTGAGCAAGGATGGTCCCATGCCTATGTCCTTTACCCCAAGTCTTTTTTCCATGGGCGATCCATTAGGCAATATACAGACTACGCTGGGGCGGTTTTCTTATCGGACGGACCCCAAGGGCAATGTACAGATTATTGATAAGTATGACTTTAATCCCCCCATGCAGCAGGATATGCGTGAGGCACGGACCGGGGACTATGGCGCGTTTGGGCCTTACGGCATGATCCGGGAGTACGCAGGGGAAAAGATTCCTCCTGGAACGGGTCGCGATGTTCTTATTAATCTAGGCCGCATTAAGCAAAAGGCTCGTCCTGTTGCCAAGTTCGCCAAGGGCTCCCCCAACCCCGACGAGGTCCCGGTCGTTGATACTGAGGGACAATTAGTTGACGAGCGCGAAGAGATCCGCAGCGAATCGCAGCGTATGCTCAATCGGATAGCGTCCCAGAGCAAGTTGCCTCCTGGTTTGCAGCGCACGATCCAAGGCGCTCGGGCAAGGCAGGGTGAGTCGATGATCCCGGCTGCGGTTCCTGCAAGGGATGTGATGGCCGGGATGTTTGGCGCACAGGCCATGAACCCCGGATCAGAAGCCTACCGCACGGGACAGGCCTTGGCGAACTCCCCTCCGGTTGAGGTCTTGAAGGCCCCGGCAAAAATCGCCTCTGCCGCTGGCGACGCAGCCACTGCACTATCGGCTCTGGGTGGAGCAGGGGTTATCAAGTCCAAGGGTGGGAATTGGTTTAAAGACCTGGATTCGGTTGAGTATCAGCTTAACGCGCTTTTAAAAAACGCTGGAGCTCGCAATCTTCCGGCTGATCAAGTATTAGCAGAAATGAATGCGACTTATACACCTGAAGCTATGGCAAGACTTAGCCCAGAGTCCTTGGCTCAGGTTGAAAGGGCTTATGCTGAGTTAAAGCCTGCGGCAGCAATTAACAAGTGGGTTAAGAGCAAGCTTACAAAGTACGTCAAAAATGAGATGGGCACGCCCGAGGATCCCGTTCGCGCGTTAGCTGAACGAGGCGTTTTGCACATCCCGACCTATGATCTTGATATTATGGGATTAACTTCAAAACGTGAACGAGCAGGTATGCCTATGGCTCCTCAGGGGCAAAGCGAAGCTGCTCGATTTTGGGAACAAATGTCAGATAAGGTGATTGATTTTACAACGCCTTCAAGAATTAAAAAGCAGGCTAAACAAGGGGCATGGGAGCACCAACGAAACGAAAACATACAATTGTTACGTGAAAACCCTTGGATTAAGGATGTTTCTGCTGACACCAAAATATATAGGCCCAGCATAAGCGAGGATTTGGTGGATAGTGCAGGTTTTGGCCATCTCGTTGATGAATTAGAAAACGCCATGAGCCCGCAATCAAACCTGCCAGATGCCTTGCGTGTACAGCCCAAAGACCTTGAGAAAATGACCGTACCGCAGGCCGTTGAGCGTGTAGCCAAGATTAATGATTGGCGTGCCAAAGAAGCCCTTAAAGCTGAACGCGAAGGTATGCTCCGCAACTTGCAAGCTACACCCAGGCTCGCCGATAACTCGTTGCAACTTTCATTTGTTGACAAACCTGGAGGCTCTTGGGTCGATATCCCTGAGACCACCGACCCAAAGGGCTTAGCACTTTGCACCTCCATCGGCAGGGCGGGGGGTTGGTGTACGCAGGGTGACTATCTCGCCGAAAGTTACGGCTCGGGCGAGCACAGACTCACGGCACTTGTGGATGCTGAAGGTCGCCCTCATGCTCAGGCAAAAATCACGGAAAATGACTGGCCTGTTTCCGGGGAAGGGTTTACGCGTTTGGACCCGCAAACTAAAGCGCAATATGGCCAGTATGTACGGGAGTGGCGGCAACGCAATCCAGAGATTGAAGAGCTAACAGATGACGACGTAATTCAAGCACTTAAAGAGGCGGGCGTTAAAGGACCGGCTCCTGATATCACTGAGCTTAAGCCTCCCGGCAATAGTTTTGATAGCGAACGCGCTATAGAGTATGCCAAGCGTGACCCTGACTATAGAGCCAAGGTTACCGACTCCGTCGTCCGATTTTTGAATAGCGGCGAATGGGGCGACGTTAGTGACTTGCATCTCTACGGTATTGTTGATTTAAAGCGCGACAAGGGAAAGGTGATACCGTCAGCACGAGCGGCGTTTGATAAAGCAATTAAGGCTCAACCCACGGCCCCACGCTTCATGACTTTGGACCAGTTTACCAAGTTCCTCGGTTACAAAAACGGCGGCGAAGTCAAACTAAAACACGGCGGCCCCGTTGACAAAACAACAGCATTCATCAAAGCTCACGCTTGATCCAAGGACCTAGCATGCCCATCGACAAAGCCCTCTACGAAGCCCCTGCCACATCGATCGAGATCGATCAGGAGAACATGCCCGAAATCGAGATCGTGCTTGACGCGGACGGGGGAGCAACGGTCGAGATCGGGGATGATGAAGACAGCGAAGTCGATTTCTATGCCAATCTGGCAGAAGTCGTGGACGATGACACGTTATCCAAGATCGCCATTGACCTCTCGGCCTTCTTTGAAGCGGATAAATCAAGCCGTTCTGATTGGGAGCAGACCTATGCCAAGGGCCTTGAGCTCTTAGGCATGAGCTTTCAGGAGCGTACCAAGCCTTTTCGAGGTGCGGCAGCGGCGTCTCACCCCTTGTTGATGGAGGCCGTGGTCCAGTTTCAGGCCCAAGCGACCAAGGAATTGATGCCTGCGGGCGGTCCTGTGCGCACGGAGATCCTGGGCAAAGAGACGTTGGACAAGTTCCAGCAGGCTGGACGCGTGCAGGACTTCATGAATTACCAGATTACGACCGTGATGAAGGAATATACGCCCGAGTTTGATCAGGCAATGTTCTATTTGGGCTATGGTGGGTCGGTATTTAAGAAGGTTTACTACGACGAGCAGCTCGGGCGGATGGTCTCGAAGCTTGTTTTGGCAGACGACGTGTTTATTCCGTACTACGGATCAAGCGTCATGAGCCAATGCCCACGGATCACGCACCGTATTGCGATGGATTCCAACGAATATCGCAAGCGCGTGGTCGCAGGCGAGTACTTGGATGTGGTGATTGAGGGCGAGCTCTACCCGTCAGATGCCAGTCAGATCCGTTATCAGGTCGATAAGCAGACGGGCGTGGTAGAAACGGGTGCGCCAGAGGAAGTTTTCTTGCTTGAATTTCAGGTGGACTACGATTTACCGGGGTTCGAGGACCTTGATGACAAGGGTGAGCCCACGGGCATCAAGCTTCCTTATGTGATTACGCTGGATGAAGCGACAAAACGCGTTATTGGCGTGCGTCGGAACTGGAAAGAGGACGATGAGCGCAAGAATCGGCGCAATTATTTTGTCCATTACGTGCTGATCGAGGGCCTTGGGTCGTACGGCTTGGGTTTTGTGCATTTAATTGGTGGACTTTCCAAGACGGCAACCTCTGCACTGCGCCAATTGCTCGATGCAGGCACGCTCTCGAACCTGCCAGCGGGCTTTAAAGCCAAAGGCGCACGGATCGCGGACCAGGACAACCCAATCCAGCCCGGAGAATGGCGCGATATTGACGTAGGTGGGGCGGAATTGCAGCAAAATATGCTGCCTTTACCCTATAAAGAGCCCTCGCAGACGCTTTTTTCCCTGCTTGGCTTTTGTGTGGACGCTGGAAGACGCTTGGCAAGCATCGCAGACATGCAAGTGGGCGAAGGCAACCAGATGGCGCAGGTCGGAACGACGCTTGCCCTGCTTGAACGTGGCACGCAAGTCATGTCGGCCATCCATAAGCGATTGCACTATGCGTTGAAAGAAGAGTTTGAGCTCTTGGCCAAGGGCTTTGGGCAATATTTGCCGGATGAATACCCTTATGACGTGCCTGGGGCGTCGAGAAAGATCAAAAAAGCGGATTTCAACAACCTTGTTGCCGTGCAACCAGTCTCAGATCCCAACATTTTCTCATCAGCTCAGCGTTTAACACTGGCGCAAATGCAATTGCAAATGGCGCAGACCGCGCCGCAGATGCATAACCTGTATGAGGCCTACTATCGCGTGTATGCAGCGATGAATGTGCGGGATATTGATAGTATTTTGAAGCCGCAGCGTAATCAAATGCCCAAGGACCCCGCGCAAGAAAACGCCGATATCCTTGATGCAATGGAGTTAAAGGCTTTTGCAGGTCAGCAGCATGACGCGCACATTGCATCGCACTTAATGATGGGATTGTCGCCCCTATTGCAGGCACAGCCTATTGCTGCCGTTACTTTGCAAAAACATGTCTTAGAACACGTGAAATTAAAAGCTGAAGAAGCAGCTGAAGCGGAACTTTTTGCTCAATACGGAAGGGATCCCGATCGAATGGTGTCGGAGTTGCAGCGTGAGGCTCTTGTAGCGTTAAAAGTTGCGTCGTTTTTACAAGAAGTTCGACAAATGCAAGAGCAACTATCTGGCCAAGGCGAAGGCCCTGATCCGTTGGTCATGCTCAAGGAAAAAGAGCTCCAGATCCGCGCGCAAGCCGATCAGGCCAACCAGCAAATTGATCGCCAGCGCCTAGCCATGGAGCAACAGCGCACGCAGGCCAATATGATGGCTAATCAGCAGCGCATTCAATCTCAAGAACGGATTGCCGCCGAGCGGGCAACCGTTGCACGTGAGCGAGCCGATCTGATGGACCGTAATGCACGTCGCCAACAGAATGTTCAAATGATTAATCAACGGAGGCCTTCAAATGCCGCTTAAAAAAGGTAAAAGCCAGAAGGTCATCTCAGGCAATATCGGTGAGATGATCAGCTCGTACAAAAAGACGGGCAAGATTGGAACCAGCAAGCCAGAAAACAAAGGTGCTGCCATTAAACAAGCGGCAGCAATTGCTTATTCAACAGCCGGTAAGTCGCGCAAGATGCGAGCAGGCGGCGGGGTCCAAGGACCTTTCATGGTGGTTAAGAAAAAGGACGGCAATCGACCCGTAAAGATATACTAAAGTGTTGTAGCCCTTCGGGCGGGGGATAAACCGTCTGCTTTTTCATGGACTGTGGCCATGCTTGATTTAGTTGAACGCATACTGAGAGAAATTAGAACACTACGTGAAAGCACGGAAGGGCTCGTGCTCAACGGATCTGTTCCTGACATGGAACGATATCGTTTTCTGATGGGTCGCTTAGAGGCACTCAAGCTTGTTGAGGTCACAGTCAAAGATCTTTTAAACGAGCGAGAGGAGAATCTCTGATGGCATTAACGGCATTGGAACAAAAATGGCAAGAGCAAGAAGCTCAACGCAAACCCGCGTTGGACGATGCTTACGATAAGGAAGGGAACTTCGATCCGCAGTTGATCGAAGACTCTGTGCTTCATCGGTTGCCAAAACCCACAGGGTGGCGAATTGCTATCTTGCCGTATCGCGGCGCACAAAAAACCAAAGGCGGCATTGCTTTATCGGAGGAAACTCAAAAGCGTACGCAGGTTGCAACCACGGTGGGGTACGTCTTAAACCTCGGACCTCTGGCTTATTTTGATCAGGAAAAGTTCCCTGACGGACCGTGGTGCAAGGAAGGTGATTGGATTATTTTCGGTCGCTATGCCGGTGCTCGTATCCCCATTGACGGCGGCGAGATTCGCTTCATTAACGATGATGAAGTGCTCGGTGTTATTAATGACCCACAAGATATCATTCACATGTAAGGAACAGCCATGGCTAATGAGCAATTAGAGTTTAATATTGGCGAGAACGAGCAGCCTGCTACTGTCGCTATTAGTGAAGACGGCACCGCAGAGCAGATTGAAAAGCCGGAACCGCCTGCCATACAAACGCATCAAACAACCAGTGCCGATCTTGACCAGTATGGTGATAAGGTCCAAAAGCGTATTGACAAGTTAACCGCGCGTCTTCGTGAAACTGAGCGCCGTGAGCAAGCAGCCATTGAATATGCGCGTCAAGTTCAGACCCGTATGGCTCAGGCAGAACAACAACTCATTCATGTTGATGGGGCTAGGATCGGAGAGGCCAAAGGACGCATTGAAACCCAGGCTTTAGCCCTTAAACAAATTATTAAAAAGGCTCGGGAAGAAGGAGATTTTGATACAGAGACCGAGGCCCAAGAACGCTTGACCGCAATACTGCTAGAGCAACAACGTGTTCGAGAAGCAGAAGCAGGTAGGCCACAAGCTGAACAACAACTTGCCGCACAACAACAAGCCTGGGCGCAGCAGCAACAACAGCTCGCGCTTCAAGCACAGCAGGCTCAACAGCAAGCACAGATTGATCCTCGTGCAGAGGAGTGGGCCGAGAGAAATGAGTGGTTTGGCAGAGACGTTGCCATGACTGCTGCCGCACGTGGGATACACATCCAACTTGTAACCCAAGAAGGTTTTCACCCACAAAGCGATGATTACTACAACGAGCTAGATCGTCGTATTCGAGACAACTTCCCACAAAAGTTTCAATCTGCTACTATGAATCGTTCAGCCAACCGACCCGTGCAAACGGTTGCCCCTGCATCCCGATCTTCCGGTGTAAATCAATCTGCACGCCGCACTGTGAAACTGACCCCGAGTCAAGTCGCAATTGCCAAAAAGCTGGGTGTTCCGCTTGAGGAATACGCAAAGTACGTGAAGGAATAAGCCATGGAACAAGAGCAAATCAACGAAGTAACAGAGCCATCTGTGCCTAAGCTTCGTCGCGAATCTCGCGCGTCAACCACGCGTGAAAAAGTCGCGCGCCGTAGACCCTGGGCTCCTCCTTCAAAATTAGACGTCCCTCCGGCACCGGAAGGATTCAAACATCGTTGGCTTCGCCGTGAAACGATGGGCTTTGATGATCGGATTAACATCACCACGAAGTTGCGCGAGGGCTATGAACTCGTGCGTGGCGAGGAATATCCTGATTACATGTCGCCCACTGTGGACGATGGCAAGCATGCCGGTGTGATTGGCGTAGGCGCTTTGATCTTAGCCAGAATCCCCGAAGAGACCGTTCAGGAACGCAACGCGTATTACCAGAATCGGGCCCGAGACCAACAAAGAGCCGTCGATAACGAGTTGTTGAAATCCAATGCGCACGACAGCATGCGGATTACTTCACCGGAGCGGCGCTCTCGCACGACGTTCGGCAGCCGACCTACGGCTGAAACCTAATCTTTTTAAAAGGATCGACAAATGGCTAACGTAGATAAAGCCTTTGGTCTGCGTCCTCTTGGTAATCTGTCGGCTACTGGTGCTCAGAAGCAGTACGGTTATCAAATTGAGGACAACTACAACACGTCCATTTTTCAGGGTGACCTCGTCACGTTGAAAGACGGATACATCATCAAGTTTGTAGCAGGAACCAATACGGCAGCAGTTGGCGTGTTTAACGGTTGTTTTTACAACGACCCCACCACGCAAAAGCCTACCTGGAAGAATTACTATCCGGCGAACACCAACATCACGCAGGGCAAGATTATTGCCGACGTGATTGATGATCCCAGCCAGTTATTCATCATCCAGGCCGATGAGGACATTGTTCAAGCTGATTTTGGCAAGAACGCTGATGTCACCACCGGCAGCACAGGCAACACCACCACAGGTGTTTCCACCATGGAGCTTGATTCTTCAACTATTGATGTGAGCGCAACGCTTAATCTTAAGTTGATCGGACTATATGAGGTTCCTGGAAACGCGCTGGGCGACTACGCTGTGGTTGTTGTAAAAATCAACGAGCACCTGTACGGCAGTGCCGGTGTTGCTGGCCAGTAAAGGAGCTAAATCATGGCAATTTCCCGCGCACAACTGGTCAAAGAGCTTGAGCCTGGACTCAATGCTCTTTTTGGCCTTGAGTACAAAAACTACGAGAACGAGCATTTGCAGATTTATTCTGTTGAATCCTCTGATCGTGCGTTTGAAGAAGAGGTGATGGAGTCAGGGTTTGGTGAGGCTCCGGTCAAGACTGAAGGTGCTGGCGTTTCGTACGATCAAGCGCAAGAGGTCTACACCGCTCGCTACACCCACGAAACCATCGCACTGGCTTTTTCGCTGACTGAAGAAGCCGTAGAGGACAACCTCTATGACCGCTTGGCAGCGCGTTACACCAAGGCACTGGCTCGCTCCATGGCACAGACCAAGCAGATCAAAGCTGCTGCTGTGTTGAACACCGCGTTCACCACATCGCTTGGCGGTGACGGCAAGCCCTTGTGTGCTCTGGATCACCCCACTCTGAGTGGCCCAGACCTCAAGAACGAGCTCACCACCCCTGCCGATCTTTCGGAAACTTCGCTTGAGCAGGCGTTGATCGATATCGCAGCGTTCACCGACGAACGTGGCCTGAAGATTGCTGTTCAGGGCCTGAAGTTGATCATCCCGAAAGAGCTCATGTTTACGGCTGATCGCATCATGAAGTCCACGCTGCGTGTTGGTACGGCAGACAACGACATCAATGCCATCAAGAACATGGGCATGGTGCCGCAGGGCTACGTGGTTAACCACTTCTTGACCGATCCCGAGGCATTCTTCATCAAGACGGATGCTCCTAACGGCATGAAGATGTTTGAGCGTGTGGCCATGCGTACTGGTTTTGAGGGTGACTTCGATACCGGAAACGTTCGCTATAAGGCTCGTGAGCGTTACTCATTCGGGTTCTCGGATCCGCGTGGCATCTTTGGAAGCCCAGGCGCAGCCTGATTTCCAAGCATGCAAAAAGGGGCCGAAAGGCCCCTTTTTATTTTGTGTGTTATCCGCTATAGTGTGTGCATTCCGGGGTTAGCTCCGGCATATTAGACAGTCCCGGCTGACGACATGCAGACTAATATGCCGATATCGCATGTGAGGATCGTTATAATGGCTAATACAACCTTCAGTGGGCCAGTTACCTCGACCAATGGCTTCATTGGCAATGTAACCGGTAACATCACTGGCGCAACCGCAACTACTGAACTGACCGCAGCAAGCACGTTGACAGCGGCGCAGTCGGGCAGAACCTTTTTCTTGAATGCCGCCACAGAGTTTGCAACCACGTTGCCTACTCCTGCCGCTGGACTTCGCTATACGTTCATCGTTAAGACCGCTCCTTCTGGCGCGAGCTACACGATCGTCACGGCTTCAAGCGCTAACATCATTAAGGGCCAAGCTTATCCGGCTTCTGGCGCTGCTGGCGACACGGGCACCGCAGATGACACAATCAGTTTTGTGGACGCGCAGGCTGTTGCGGGCGATCGCGTTGAGTTGTATTGCGATGGCACAAGCTGGTTTGCTTATGCTTATTGTGCGGTTGCTGCTGGCGTAACGTTCACGCAAGCTTCCTAATAGGAGGCTCTTATGAGCTCCAGTAATATTCAGGCAGTCACCAAGACTGCTGACGGACATGCGATCGCAGGGCGCACGCGCGTGGTGGGGATTTACTTCACGAATACCGCTACGGCCTCATCGTTTTCCTTGAAAAACGGCAGCACATCGTCAGGCACAGCATTAATCACCATTAACACCCCCGCTGCGGCAGGAGCCAGTGACATTATTGTTCCTGACATGGGTATCCTGTTTGATACAGGGGTGTACATTGACGTGGCCAATGCTGAAGTCACCAGCGTGACACTGCTCTTCCAAGGCGGGGCTGCGCAGTAAATGGCCAAGGCCAAGGGCATGGGCATTGCAACGTCGGTTAAAAGCGGTAATTTCCGACCGACGAAGCAAGGCGCGGGCATGACGCAAAAAGGCGTCAAGGCTTATCGCGCGGCCAACCCTGGCAGCAAGCTTAAGACGGCTGTGACAACGGATAATCCAAGTCCTGCGGAAGCCAAACGACGTAAATCGTTTTGTGCGCGTTCAGCGGGTCAGATGAAGATGTATCCTGAAGCAGCCAAAGATCCCAACAGCCGTATTCGGCAGGCAAGACGTCGATGGAAATGTTGAATGGAAACGAGTACGCTGGTTTGGAATTTGATCACCTCGTTTTTGGTGGCTCT